TCCAGTTTTAGTCGATCGATTTGCAGAAGCAACGGCTTGGACGGGTTTTCCATTACTACTATTTTCCTCTACTTTACTCTCTTTAAAGCGATTAGGAAACTCTTTTTTAATTCTTTTATCAATTTCTTCATAATATTCTTCAGAACGAGGATCAATTCCTTCTTGTTCAGTTAATTGTTGATGAAGACCATAAGCAGCATACGTCATTACTTGATCTTCTCCAAACCAAGGATTATCTTCAGCCCATTTAAGAGCTTTAGGATCTGGTGGAGGAGCTGCTTGTTGAGGAGCTGCTGGAGCAACAGGTGCTTCAGACCTCTCTTCTTTGTTTTTTTCAAGTTTAATTTTTTCTCTTTTAATTCTATCTTCTTCTTGAGTCAAACCAGCTATTTGTCTTTGATAAGTAACTTGAGCATCTACATCACCATTAGTAATAGCATTTTTTAAATTAATTTTTGCTGATTCTAATTGAGAGTTAACTCTAGCAGTTATATCATCTACATATGCTACATTGCTATTTTCAAATCTAGTATTTAATTTTTTATTTTCTTCGTGAACTTTTTTAGCATACTCTATTGCTGCTTGTTCCTTACGTTCCGCTTCACGCATTTTGCGTGTAAGTTTGTCGATACGTTTTTTAACAGTGGCACTATACTCTTCTAGTTCATCTTTGTTTTCTTTTTTTTCTTCTTCAGGTTTTTCTTCCTGAACCTCTACTTGTGTTTCTTCTTTTGGAACTTCCCTAATATTACTTTCCTCAACAGCTACTTCGTCTTTACTGTCTTCTTCTTTCAATGTAACCTCAACGTCGTTTCCAGAAGTATCTAATGGTATTAATTTTTCTTCAGCCATAATGTTCTCCTAAAATAAACTCGCTGGCAATATATCTTTTGGGTGATCAATGACTGCCAGTATTTCATCATCATTCACTATTCTAAGTTCTCCACCATCAATGCGAATTCTTGATCCAGCATATTTAGTAATAAGAACCCAATCTTCTTCTTTGCACCACGCACCATTAGGAAATCTTTCCTTGTCTTTATAACAGTCTGGTCCTACTTTTAAAACTTTACAAACATTTGTTGATACCTGTGCTTCTGCTACAGTTTCATCTGTTAAATGTAATCCAGCTTTTGTTTTCTTTTGTAGAAGTAAGGGAAATAAAACAATTCTAAATCCAGTAGGTTCTGGAACCTTTTCTACTTCTTTTTTTGTCTTATAAGGTTTTTCGTTAATATCTATGATACTAACTGGTTTAGGTTTTAGTAAAGTCGTCTTCGTCATAATGCTCCTGTTTTTTTAGCAGGTCCGTGAGTTCCTGTGTCATTTCGTTATAAGCGTGTAATTTCCCAAGAAGATACTTATATTCTTCAAAGTCTTTTACACCCTTGCTTATAACGTCATTAACTTGTTCTTGTCTAGTTTTTATTATTTTTTTTGTGTAGTCAACTATTTTTATGATATCCACTATCCTATTCCCTTCATAAGATTTGCCATGCCGTTAGCTCTGTTGGGAGTTTGTTTTGCCCATTTCGAATCAAGCATCTCGAAACTTGCCCCCACATAATTGAGTTCTGACAAGGCTTTCCACATGTTGCGGAATTTAGAGACACCTGTCTTGCCTAATTGAAAAATCATTTCTACTATAATTTCTTTGGCTAAATCATCTATGTCTACACATCCATGTTCTTCCATAAGTTCTTTAGATCCTTTTATTGCCGTTTCTAAATCATGTTCTAATATAGTCATAAGAAACTTCTCTTCATACTCTTTATCATCTTCCCAAAAATCTTCGACGCAGAGGTGACCTACCCCCACTGTTCGCTTGCCTAGGGTATCGAGATATACTTTGTTACGATATCCTTCGTGATCCTTAACGGATTGTAATAATCTTTCCATGTTCATACATACACCTTTGTTACTGGTCTTTTATTCGCCAACATTCTACCAAACCCTCGTGGTTTGACTTTGACAAAACCGCCTTTCCTTTTTTTAATAATTTTATTTCCATGTTCTTTTGCAAACTTCTTCGCTACTTCAGGTTCATTAGCATACAAATATGCTCTTTGTTTTGCAGACCTAAATGGCATTATCGAAAACGCCTTGTCTTCTTTGCTATGTTCTTAGGTTGTTTGGAAAATTGTTTTCCTTTTTTCTTAGCTTTTCTTTTAGCTCTTGTAGTGGCAGCATACTCCTTTGAAGATAAGTTTTTTATCGCTGCACTTGGCAAATAACGCTCGCCAGTAACACTTGATTTTTTTCCAGACTTTGTTCTCCATTTTTGTTTACCCCAATCCTTTAAACTTTTTTGTGACTTTGCTAAAGCCATTATGATTTATAACCACCACCAGCTTTTTTATAAGCCTTTGCCATTGCCTGGGCCTTCCTCGCTGACCATTGTCCAGCGGCGGTCCCATGTGAAGCTTGTGATTTTATACGATTAAATATTTTTTTACGTAGTCCTGGTTTAGTATAATTTCCAGCTTTGTTTACAGTAGATTTACTTTTTTTCTTTTTTACAGATCCACCTTTTTTTGCTTTAAGAACTCCTCGTCCAATCAAAACATCTTTACGAGTTATCTTCCCATCACCACTTAAATCTTTTAATTTTTTCTTAGCCATTATTTACCCCTTCTATTTAAAACTTTTTGTAAAGTCTTAGCTTGTTTAGCATGGGTATTAGATGCTTTTTTTAAACCTTTCATCACCTTCTTAACTTGTTTCATTTTATTTTTTTTCATCTACTTTCCCCTCTTAAATAAATTCATAGCTGCTGGTCCCGCCTTCACGCCAAATGAAACTGAGCAGGCCAGATATAACAAGTGTTTGTAATAGTCCGGAAGTGAGTGGAGTGCTTCAAACCCAGCTTTTATATGTGGTGTCCAACCAGGCACGAAGACTGCAATTGCTGGAGCCAGTAGGCAAATTAAAATTAGTTCGTCTTTCCACGAACCTTTCATTTGATCTACAGCTGCTGCCTCCCACTTAATTTTTCCGGCAGCTAAATCTTCTTGTTTCTTTTTTTCTGCTTTAATTTGTGCGATCTTAACTTCGCCTTTTAATTTCTTAGTCTCCACGAAACCCCTCACGGCGTCTGTGGCCACACCTAATAAGGGCTTCGCTAATAATTGCCACACCATAAAATTATATTGCTCCGATTACAATAATTACGATTATCGCTACAATAGCAGCTTTAATCCAGTCCTTCATTTGCCAGTCCGACCACTCTTTCAAGTGTGCCCATAAGTCTTTAAGTAAGTTCATATAACCTCCTTAGTTAATGAATAGTGAAATCGAAGTCAGCTTCGAATTCAATGGTGTTTTCTAGCTCATGTTCGCAGTTTTTGCAATCACATGATTGACAAGAACCACCATTACTGCAGTGGCATGCATGACCGCAATGCATACATTCCACTAAAACAAACCTTTGAATGGTACTTTTTTAATTTGTACTTTACTGCGTTGACCTTTTGGTCCAGCGCCTAAATTTTGTTTAACTTTTGGTCCTTCCATTGTTGCACTATACACATCAGCAATTTGTGTTTTGTTAACATTAGGTCCTGCATAGGGATTCATGTCATTAGAAACAGTCATTTTTGCATTAGGGTA